GATCACGTCTCTTATCGAAGACATCTTCTCTGTCGAGATTACAAACCCTGAAGCAGTCATAGACTTACTCGAGGAGCATCGTAAGAGATGCCTCTCAGGTGAGATTGCTCGTGTGGCTCTTGACGTTGAAGATGGCAAGGCAAGTATCGATGAGTTACACAAGATCTACGATGAGTTCGATCACTCTCAGATCGAGGCTGATGAATCACAAGTGGTTCAAATGGATCTGAACGAACTATACGATTCTCAGATAGAAACACCAGGATTACGATGGAGATTAAAGTGGCTAAACCAGGCACTAGGTTCACTCAGAAAAGGAGACTTTGGTTTTATATTCGCAAGACCAGAAACAGGCAAGACAACATTCCTAGCAAGTGAAATAACCAAGATGGTTCAACAAACAGAGGGAGACATTATCTGGTTTAACAACGAGGAACAGGGTAAGAAAGTAGCTATTCGTTGCTTTCAAGCTATGCTTGGACTAGAGTTAGATCCACTCTTCAATGACAAAGAACACAATCAAGAGAAATTTGAATCTCTTGGTGGAGGACGAATTAAGATTTACGATTTTGATGATTCGTCTCGAGCTTCAAGGATCGATGCGATACTCAAGGAATCTACCCCTGCCTTGGTTATCTTCGATCAGATCGATAAGATCAAAGGCTTTAAAGCAGATCGAAACGATTTGGAGCTCAAGGCGATCTATCAATGGGCAAGGGAAATAGCAAAGCAATATGCCCCAGTGATTGCAGTATCTCAGGCTAGTGGTGAGGCTGAGGGTAAACTATGGCTTACAATGGACATGGTAGATGGTTCGAAAACAGGTAAGCAAGGTGAGGCAGATTGGATTCTTGGTATTGGTAAAGAACAAGACAATACATCAAGACTTCGTTTCTTAAACATCTGTAAGAACAAACTGATAGGAGACGTTGACACTCTTCCTGAGTTGAGACATGGTTCTACTCAAGTTCTTATACGACCAGAGGTTGCTCGGTATGAAGACATATAATGTAAAATGTAATGTGTGTGGTAAGAAAGCTACTATCTATTATGAACATAAATGGTGGTGTGGCTTTGAGTCAGGATTTGGACAATTTAATATAAAAGGGGTTTGTAAGAATGAAACATCTAACGCTAGACGTAGAGACAACGATTCAGAACAAGGGTAATCCCTTTAGTCGTTTAAACAAGCTCTGTTTGATTGGCTTGTATAACAACGGCATATATGACATCGAGTATACAGAACATCCATATCGTGATGATCTCAATCATGTTCAGTCGGTCATCAACGAGCATGACATGCTAGTAGGATTCAATATTAAGTTTGACTTACATTGGATTCGTAAGTATGGCATAGACTTTCAGGATAAAAGAATATGGGATTGTCAGTTGGTTCATTTTATTCTAACAGGTCAATTAAAACCATATCCTAGCTTGAATCAGGTCTGTGAACACTATGGACTAGAGACTAAACTAGATGTAGTCAAAGAAGAGTATTGGAAGAATGACATTGATACCAATGAGATTCCTAGAGATATTCTAAACGAGTATTTGCTCAAGGATTTAGAATTAACAGAGCAAGTTTATTTAAAACAATTAGAAGATGTTAAGGCTAATCCACATCTCATGAAACTAATCAGTCTTCATAATCAAGACTTGTTAGTTCTCGAAGAGATGGAGTTTAATGGTATCTTGTATGATCAGGATAAGTCAGAAATCTTAGGTAATGAATTGGAGGAACAAATTGCAAAGCTTGATAAAAGGTTGTATGACATACATAAGTGTGATGATTTCAATCCCAATAGCGTTGATCACGTTAGTGCTTTCTTATATGGTGGTAATGTTACATTTAGGAGGAGACTACCTAATGGGGTTTATAAGTCTGGAGAAAAAGAAGGACAACCAAGATTCAAATGGGAATCACACGAAGTAGAGTTTCCTAGACTTGTAAAACCTTTAAAAGGGTCAGAGTTAGAGAAAGAAGGTTTATACTCTACTGATGAACAAACACTTCGTAGCTTAGCAGGATCAAAGAAAGCATCAGAAGTTATTAAAATTATATTGACAAGAGCAGTTTTAGAGAAGAGAATGACAGCATACTACAAAGGTTTAGTAAACTTGATTGAAGAGCAGAATTGGGATCGAGGTCATATTTATGGACAACTGAATCAATGTGTTGCTCGAACAGGTAGGCTATCAAGTAGTAAGCCTAACTTACAGAACTTTGATAGTGAAATCAAAGGTTTATTATTATCAAGATATAAGGAGGCAGTATGAGTAACGATAACTATACCCCTGACTATGATGAAGGTATGCAACTTCATTCAGATCAGGAAGAAGCTTATGTAGTTCACACAGTGAATGACATCAATACAATCATTCAAGAAGTAGGTGTTGAGATTGTTATGGAAAATCTTAATGACTACTCTACTGAACAGATTGTTAAATGGTTAGCTAAGCACTACTAATGAAAGATAACTATAAAGGTACTTTTTGGTATCCTTGGGATTGTATGGGAACACACGACTCATTTAGAACAAGACGTTTAGATGAGCTTTATGAACATATAGAAAAGCTTGGAGTACAAAAAGCTTGGATACAATATATTATTCATGATATTGAAGATGTGATTCAGATAGAAGGTCCTGAGTTTTTAATGAAACATTTAGATATAAATTCTAAAAAGAAGTTAATAGACTTTATAAAGAGGCATTACTAATGTTATTACAAGCAGATGCAAAACAACTAGAGTGGGTAGGTGCTAGTTATCTGTCTCAAGATCAAGTAGCTATTGATGAGATATGGGAAGGTACAGACATGCACTCTGATAATCAACAAAGATTTGGACTACCAAGTAGATTGATTGCAAAGACATTCGTATTTAGATTGATCTATGGAGGAAGTGCCTGGTCGTATGCTAATGATCCTAACTTCAAAGATGTAGGTAATGAGAAGTTCTGGGAAAAGATTATTGGTGACTTCTATAGGAAGTACAAACAGTTATATCAGTGGCACGAAGAGATTGTATTCAAAGCCACAAGAGATCACAAACTTATCATGCCAACAGGACGTACTTACTTTTATGAACCTGAGGTTAAGTATGGTAAGATTAAGTATCCTCGAACTAAGATACTAAACTATCCAGTTCAAGGACTAGGTGCAGATTTAATGGCGATAGCTCGAGTCTCATTGAGAAATCGTCTTAAAGGTCGTGATGGAGTGAAGATGGTGAATACTGTTCACGATTCCATTATCCTTGACTTTGATCCTAAAGTATGGGATAATGTTACATTGGTCAACATAGTTGATAAATGTTTCGAAGATGTTCCAAAGAACTTTGAGAAGTTGTTTGGAGTAGATTTTAACTTACCTATGCGTGTCGAGTGTCAAGTAGGACAAACATGGGGTGATATGGAGATAATAAATGCAAATCACAGTAATTGATGTAGGACAACCTAATACCCATTCAACTAAGAATGGTAGATCATATCAGTCAATGGAAGTAACATACAAGAATGATAGTGGTCAAGTTCAATCCAAGAAGTTAATGTCATTCAGTAATCCTGATGTGTTTAAACAGGCTAAAGATTGGCAAAAAGGTGACACAGTAGATGTTAATACACAGAAAGATGACAATGGTTATTGGCAGTGGATTAGCATTGGTGCTGATGCAATAGCACAGGCTACAAGTAATACAAGTAATACAACTTCTAAAACAACAAGAGTTACAGGCAGTAACTATGAAACTAAAGAAGAACGTGCTCAGAGACAGGTAATGATTGTAAGACAATCTTCTATCTCTTCTTCTATCTCAGCTTTAACTGCTGAAGGTAAAAGACCCTCTGTAGCAGAAGTTTTGGCTATGGCTAAAGAGTTCGAGAACTATGTAATGGATAACAAATCTGTTGATTCAGTTGTAGATATGGAAGACGATATTCCACTATAATGAAAGCTTTAGTTGACATGGATTTAGTGTGCTTTCGATGTGCAGCGAGTGCTGAGAAAGATGACGTTGGTATAGCTATCTATCGTATGAATGAATTGTTTGATCAGCTTATTGAGAAGACAGGTTCAACAGAATACGAAGCGTATCTAACTGGTGCTAATAACTTTAGGAAGACTATCTATCCTGAATACAAAGCACATAGAAGAGCACCTAAACCTGTGCACTTAGAGGCTTGTCGTGATTATGCGATGCAGTCTCTGAATGCAGTAATTGCCCCTGATGGGTTAGAGGCAGATGATGCCTTGGGAATAAATCAAACAGATAATACGATAATATGTTCCCTTGATAAAGATTTACTCCAGATACCAGGACGACATTTTTCCTGGGAGATCAGTGGCAAAGGATGGACAAGACCTGATACTTTTGTTGAACAGACAGAGCTTGAAGGTCTTCGTCTATTTTATGAACAATGTCTAAAGGGTGATACATCTGATAACATTAAGGGTATTGAGAAGATAGGCGATAAAAAAGCAAAGTCTCTCCTTAGCTCCTGCTTATCTGAATTTGATATGCTTAGTGTTGTCAGAAACCTTTATGGTAATGATGAAGAGTTTCTTATGAATGCAGGATGCCTATGGATCCTCAGAGAAGAAGGCTCTTACTACAAGGATAGATTTAATGCCCTTATTCAAAAGTAAGTTTGAAAAGACAGTATGGGATAAACTTAAACAAGTATTCTCAGCCTGTAAATATGAACCAAAGAAGTATTCCTATATCCAACCTGCTATACAACGCACTTACATTCCTGACTTTAAACCTGGAACTGCTGAGATCTACATCGAGGCTAAAGGTAAACTAGACTTAGAGACTAGAAAGAAAATGGTGTGGTTTAAACAGTGTAATCCAAAGACTCGTATCATATTCCTATTTATGAATCCTGATGTTAAGATTCGTAAAGGAAGTAAGACGACCTATTGGATGTGGGCAGAAGACAACGGATTCGAGTGGCTTGATGCCAGAAAGGATTGGATAAGTGATTATAAAAAACTTTGTAAGAAAAAGTGATGGTAGCTGTTCTTTTAGTTGTGAAGTAGATGACCAAGAGGCAGAAGCCCTTATTCAATTTGCAGTTATGAATCTCATTGATATGGGAGTTATTAACGTTGAAGAACAAGAAGACATTGAATCAGAAATAGATACTTATTTAAATTCTGGAGGTAAACTTTCATGAGAAAACACATGGTGATACCTGATTGTCAAGTAAAACCAGGACATTCAGTTAAGTATTTAAGATGGATAGGTCAATACATTGTTGACAAACAACCTGATGTAATTGTATGTATAGGAGACTTTGCAGACATGCCTAGTCTTTCTTCGTATGATGTAGGTAAAAAGATGTTTGAAGGCAGGACATACAAATCAGACATCAAGGCAGTTCACAAAGCTATGGAAAGTTTATTAGCTCCTCTATGGAGACTACAAGAAAGACAACGTAAAGCTAAACGAAAGCTTTATCAACCTAGAATGGTTCTTACTTTAGGTAATCATGAGGATCGTATAGATCGAGCTATTAATAATGATCGTAAGCTAGAAGACTTAATTAGCATAGGAGATTTAAATTATGATAAATATGGTTGGGAAGTTTATCCTTTTCTTGATGTGGTCGTTGTTGATGGTATTGCTTACAGTCACTATTTTGCAAGTGGTGTCATGGGAAGACCGATTACATCAGCTAGAACGCTTATTACTCGTAAACACATGTCGTGTTTCGCAGGACATCAACAAGGTAGACAGATGGCCTATGGAAGCCGTGCAGATGGAAGAGAGATTACTGCTATTATTGCAGGATCATGTTACGAACACGATGAGGACTATTTAAGTTCACAAACTAACCAACACTGGAGAGGGTTCTATATGCTCCATGAAGTTAATGATGGTTCTTTTGATGAGATGGCAGTAAGTATTAATTATCTT